TTAGGTTGCGCTTTTTTGAGCTGGGACCAATTTGGGACCAATTTGGAGTTTTTCCAGTTCACTCCAATCTGAGCTTGAGTTGATCCAACGCGCATAAGTAGACAGCAACATCTGCACGCTATGGCCGAGTTGCTGGGAAATGAATGCGGGGTTCATGCCAGACATAATGCATATTGTCGCATAGGTGTGACGACAGTTGTATGGCGGCCTGTGTCGCATTCCCAGGGCTTTCAGGGTTGGCTTCCACTGCTTGTGCAGGTCAGACGTCTGCTTCACATACTGGCTGTTCTTTGATGGCGGAAAGATGAAGGGGGTTTCAAGGATCTTTCCTGCCCCTTTTTTCCGACGTTCTGCATACTTTTTCGCGAACTCCAGGGCATGCAATGCTCGCTCGTTGAGCAGAACAAAACGATCGCCACCAGTTTTTGTACGCTCCACCACTTCTCCCAAGGCAATCCCGCGACAGACGTGGGCAGTCCTTTTCTCCGGGTAATCGTGTATGGCGAGGGTTGTTAAAGAACGGCGCGGCTTTCGCTGCTGGACCGGTGATGTGTTGGCTTGAAAATAAATAGCACTGCTAATGATAATTTTGGCAGACGGCAAAAAAGCCCGCTCGGCGGCAGACTCTCACGGCTTGGATTGGATAGCCCTGGCGAGGGATCGGCTTTGGGGGGCACAGGGTAGCGCTGACGCGCTACCTGGACGATGAGGCTGACAACCAAGTCGAAAACCAGATCAGGCCGTGGGCACTTGGGCGCTCCAACTGGTTGTTCGCCGGATCGCTACGCAGCGGCAAACGGGAGGCAGCGATCATGAGCTTGATCACATCATTGGGCGCCCGTTTAATCACAAACTACTCAAGGAGAAAGCTGTGGACTTACGGATAGAGATAAATGAGACGCCTCAAGAGGTCGATTACCAAGCGATTTTGGCACCGTTGTGCGAATACAACCAAGCACAAACGGGGCTCATCGGAACTGAAAAACTTGCGATCTTAATCAAGGATAACGCGGGGGCTACGCAAGGCGGGCTATACGCAAAGATTTCTGGGCAGTGGTTATTCATTGAGTTGCTGGTAGTACCTGAAGCTGCCCGAGGGCAAGGGTTGGGCGCAAAGTTGATGAACAAGGCGGAAGCTCTGGCGCGTGAGAAAGGCTGCCAAGGTATCTGGCTGGATACATTCTCTTTTCAAGCTCCGGACTTTTACCTCCGGCTCGGCTTCAGCATATTTGGAGAACTTAAAGATTACCCGGTCGTTGGATACAACCGGTTTTTTATGCAGAAAAGATTTGATCTCAACAGGCATAACCCTAGTAATACTCAGCCTTGAGGTCATAACAGCAAAACCTAAGCAAGATGTGTTACCCGGACGCTTACAGAATGGAAAGCAAGATGCCAGCCATTCCTGGGCGGGACACAGACAACAAGAAAGCCCGCGCAGGGCGGGCTTCATGACCTGATTCGCGACCTGTCTTCGGGTCTCACAATCGGTGCAGACCCGAAGGGTTTGGTACGTGCTTAGATCCGGTGGATCTGAGTGATGTGCGGCTTGCCATTAATAGGCGCGTAGATTTCTACGATCGCCTGCCAACTGCCTGACGAGCCCGGCAGCGTAGCTTTCGACAGATAGCGGTAGTTGGTGCCATTGACGACCTGGGTCGAAACCTCTTCGGGCGCGTAGTTCACACCTACGAATCCGGCCAAGGCTTCTTTGAATATTTCCTGATCCTTTGGAGTCAGTTTGTGGTAAGGAGTCCATCCACCAACGAGATGTTCTTGAGCTGTCATGAATTAAATCTCCATATTTAAATTCCTACTCGTCTGGCTTTTCGGAGTTCGCCCCGTTTATTAAATGGTTTCCGGAATCCATTTCCTGAACAGTTTTCCGCGTAACCCTGTTTGTTGTGAAACGGGGTGCTTGGGAAAACACCGATACGAGCCTACTGCCGGTGCGGGAGAGTGTAGGTCAGGGTCTGGAAGGATCAAGGCAGGGGAACGCAGAAACAAGAAGCCCCGCGCAGGGCGGGCTTCCCTGTTATGTCTCGCGAAGCGGGGCGTTTCAGGTGTGAACTATGAGCGTCTGTAGATACCCGCTCTCATCGAATCGTACCGGGTATCTGTCCTCATCGATCAGCGAGCGCAACTGTTGTGAATGACTGGATTGCCTAAATGCAACCTGACACTCGGCAGTATCGAAAAATCGTCTCAGATGGGGTAGGGCAAGATGGAGTACAGACGGTTCGACTCTCAACGAGAAACTAACAATATCCAGTTGATCGGTTAGATCTCGATACAGGTCAATGACCAGGAAGCTTTCATTTTCAGCGGACGGATAGATGTGGACGTCACCAGCACCAACAGGTGTGTCGTCGAAGTAGGTGTCGTACAGCTCAGAAATGTTGAGCACAATTCCCATAGCCTTCAAAGCTGCTGCTAGATCAGCGTTGGGGATCTGCTCGTCCTCTGCCCACGTGACGAAGTCAGGCATTGAAACGCAGATGTCGAATTCATTGGCGCAGATGATAGGGGGCACTGAAGGCTTGTCCGGTCAGAGTCGTGGGCGCCGATCGTATCACCCACGCATTCCATAGAAATGGCTCAGAGTCATCAGCTCAAGAACAGCCACCATCACGCAGAATGCGACAAATTTCCGAGTGAAGACCCTGCGAGGCCTATCAGGTGGCTCGTAATTGCCAAGCGCAGACAGAAGGTCGGAGAGAAACTCTATCAAGCCCATCAGTGTTCGTCCTTGGCCCGGGTTATTCGCCCAGTTTGCAACTCAGCCGACGGCCGACTCGTACGTTTCAATGAAGAACCCTGCGACTCTCTCCAATCCTGATCCGATCCAGTGCCCGGTTTAAAGCATCCAAGGCATCGAGGAGGGCCTTTGCCTCCGCCTCTCGGCCATCTCCCCAAAGGCGCTCAGCCATTTTGTTGAGGGCCTGGATGGATCGCTCGATATCAGCAGCAGTCGCTGCCTTGGTATTTGCCGGCTGTTTCTTTGTCATTCAACAACACTTCCGCGGCGCTTGAGAGTCAGCGCGCAAACATACCCCACCAGAACACGTGGCCCAAGATCGCTATCTGCTCCTCCTGGATCCCTGCAAAGGTGTAATCCTCGTCCGGGTGCTCATCTCTGTTGAAGCTGCGCAGGCGCAGACCGGTCGGCAAGCGGTAGAGTTGTTTTACGCGCAACTGGCCATTGTGATTGATAGCGTAAAGGTCGCCATCGACGATATCGCCGAGCGAATTCTTCCCGGTGTTCACGCCGACCGTGGCTCCATCGCGCAGTACTGGGAACATACTGTTGCCTCGCGCGACTACGCACTTTGCATTGCTGAACTGCACATTGTTACGGCGCAGATCACTCTTGAAGAAGCGCAATTTGGAGGTGTCGCTTTCCTCGATCACAAACCGTCCGGAGCCAGCTGCCAGCTCGACTTCGCGCAGGAAGGGGACATAGACCTCGTCATCGTCAAGCGGGGTCTCGTCATCCCATGGCTTGATATCGTACATCTGGACGCTTGGCTGGATCCGCTCACCAACCGAAACATGAGCAACGGTCGACATGAGGCGCGGACTTACGTCGCTTGCGATGAAATCCAAGGCCTTGGCCAGCTTTAAAAGAGCCTCAACGTTGAGCGGTACTTTTCCAGTTGCGTACTGACTGAACGCACTTTGTCCAGACCAGCCACACGCCTCGGCAACATCGGCCTGCGTAAGGCTGCGTCCAGCCGCTTTGGCAGCAGATTTTCGCTGTTCATAAATAGCCTTGAGCTTGGCGCTTTCGGCGATTTCTTCGGGCGTGAGTGGGCGTCGTGTCTTCATGCCGGCAAGGGTATTAGCAGAGCTGATATCGTTGCAAATAGCACTGCTAGTATTATCTTGCTGATAAAAAGCAGCGCTGCTACTATTCGTGGCAGAATACCAGCCGTGGAAAACTCATGAACAAGATCCCTCTGAGCAAATACCTAGAAGAGCACGGCACCCAAGCCGCGCTTGCTGCTGCTCTCGGCGTGAACCAGAGCGCAATTTCGCAAATGGTCCGGTCCGGTAGAAGTATCGAAATCACCATTTTTACCGACGGTCATCTTGAGGCGAATGAGATTCGCCCGATTCCGGCGCGCCCTAAGCGATCTGCAGCCTGAAGCATTCATCCTCCAGCCGCCCCATTTGAAGCCAGATTAGAAGAGAGCAGCCCCCATGGAAGCGTCCAGTTCCAGACACAGTGTACAAACGCGTGACCAAGTGCTGATTGCACACGCAGCAAACCAGATTGCTCGCACCAGCATGAGCCAGGACGACTTCGCCCAAGCGCTGAGTCGCGAACTGCATCTGTCGTGTCCGGATAAAGCGGCTGCCAAAGAGGTGCCGGACTTCGCCGCGCTCACCGATGTCAGTGAGTTCGTAAAGGCGACAGGGCGTTGGCTAAAGCGCGTTCAGTGTTGGTTCTCCGGTGATCAAGACATGCCTTCCTGGCTTGAAGAGTCGTGGGTGAATGCCTTGGAGCCTGAATTCCGTCAAGCCCGGGAGGACAACAAGCAGGTCAACTGGCACGTCTCTGTCGGCTTCGATGTCAACCGCCGTATCCAGGCCGTAACTCGGGCCGTGCAGATGCAGCGCATCCCGCAGGAGCGCGGGCAGAAGTACCTGGCTGACCTGAGCGTCACACCAGTCACCGAGGACGGCCGGGCTGTGGTGGCTCTGCTCACTGGTGACGTCTCGCGGCCATCACCAAAGCTCCGCGCCAGGCTCGCTGTCGTGACGGACTCGATGCTCGCTATGCAGAAAGCGAACGCCGAGGAGAAAACAGAAATGCGAATTCAGGCGGCCAACGAATTGGCGGATCGCCGGGCCTTGCTGGTTCAGCAGGCTGAACAATTGGAAGCCAGGAGGGCGGCACAATGAACGATTACACCGAACTGAAAAAGCTGGAGCATGCCTGCGACGAGCTCAAGGCCAGCTTCAAAAACTTCCACCGCAGCCTGTGCGAGCGCTTCGGGTACTACCACGACGAAATCGACTGGCAGCGCGATCAGGTGTCGTTGGAAGAACACATCGCCACGCAGTTCAATCATGTCAGTGCGGAGAGCGGCGCCCTGCGCGGCCAGGTTGAAGCTGTGCAGCGCGGCGCTGGCCAGCTTCAGGAAGAGAACGAGGCGCTGCGCAAGGATGCCGAGCGCTATCGCTGGCTGAGGTCAAGGCCTGTTGCGTGCCCTACGAACGACCCAGATCTGGCTGGTTGGGAGGAGTGCTCGGGAGAGGCGATCCGTGGCAATGACGCAGACGCCGCCATTGACGCAGCGATGAGCAAGGAGTTCTCCCATGGCTGAGCTCGCCCTTATCCGAACTGCCCAGGGACTGATCGCCCGCATCGACGTTGCGGAAGTTGAAGCGCTTGAAGCCGACCACGAACCACGCAAACACACCGTAGAGGAACTGAAGGCAATCACTGCCGAGTTCCGAGCCAAAACCCACGAATTGAAGAAGGGGCTCGCAGCATGAAAATTAACTCAGCGCGCCAGGCTTGGCACGACTGCAACTATAACCCGGCCCCAGGCCAGACTTCCGATGCTGCCGAACTGGGGGTAGTAGTGCAGAGCACTGAGCGAGGCCCGACGGCGAACCCTGCGGTGCACGCGGCGCTGGCCGGTCACATTCAGTCGGCTATCGCACGGCTTCACTTTCAGCTTCGGGCTTTCGGCAATGCGATGTATGCGGCTGAGCCGACAGATGATGATCGAGAGGAGGCCGAAGGTGCGGTTTGCAATCTGGCATGTTCGCGGGCAGCGCGCATGACCGCCAGTAAGCGGAAGCGGGCCGAGTATGTCGCCAAGGGTGTGTTTCATCGTTACCGCTACATGCACCAGGGCGGGCAATCGGCTAACGGCGATCCGCTGATAAAGCCTGAGTTGTTCCGTGCTTGGATGAAAGGGGAGTACGACGTCGAGCTTCCGTCTGCGGCGTGGGGGCGGGATTGGGAGCCATTCGTGCAGCTTTGCTTTGATGCCTGTTACGACATCGACGCCCGCGCATTGAGTCCAATTGGCGGAGTGATTTACAAAATGAAAGAGGCCGCTTGACTTCCCGCACGGCTGAGGGCATGATTTCGCCATGGTTAGTATTTTGCCTTCGGCAACTTACTTAAGAAAGCCGGTCGTGAGCCGGTTTTTTTATGCCCGTCAGAATGCAAAAAGCCCCGACAAGTTCGGGGCTTTTTCGTTAGCGCGGGAAAAAAGAGAGGGCGACTCCAGAGGGTGCGCGAACACCCAACGGAGACGCCAGATCGCAGAGATAGCCTGCAAGCCAGCCAAGGCCCTCACTGCTCGCGCGAGCGGGACGGAGCCTAGCAGAAAATCAAACGGACTTGCAGATGTTAAAAGAATGCAGATGCGGAAAATGCAACAGACTTCTCGCCCGCGTGGGTGAGTTTACCGAGCTCCAGATCAAGTGTTCCCGATGCGGGACATTGAATCATGAGAAGGCCACGAGCCTCGAGCGATCGCCTTTGAGCGAACCATCTGCGGCTAACGCTGCAGATCCCCTTTCGGCATAGGGCTGACAGGGACAACTCTAAGGAGAAACACATGGATCGCTTTAACAGCACTGTAAAAAACATCTTGGAAGGCTTCCGCACTGTCGCGCCAATTGGTGGTGTCGATGCGCTGGCAGTTTTCAAGAACAAGTTCGGTCGGAACGGCAATGAAGGCGAGTACGCACACCTCAAGCTGCTGCTTGATGCTGGTTATGTGACCTACACCGGGTTTGGCGTCGATGGCGTACAGCTCTATCAGCTGACCTGGTCGGGCTACGCTCTTTCGGACTCGTTGCGTTAA